GCAAGAAAACTCAGCGACAGTCTGTTTATACTGCCGAGTAATTTCTAAGCACAAAGTTAAGCCAGAAACAGGATCAGGTATTTGGCGAATCTGAGAACCGCCCTCTAAAGTCACATCATCCAAAGGCTTACTAGCAAAAGCGATCGCTTGTTTGTGAAGTGCCAAACCCGCAACATCGTGAGAAGCCACAAAGGTTACAACCGCATTGTCAGCCCATGCAACCTTAGCCGAAGGATCAAAGCTTACAGACGCTAAAGCATTACTAGAAGCTGTAACGTTAGCAGTAACAGTATATTGTTGAGTATCGCCAGCGACAGTAAACAAATCACCAACTACGAGAGTACCAGTTAAACTTGTATCATCCATAGGAACAGATGTATCACCAACAACAACAGAAGCGTCATTGATTTTGGCTAGTTTGCCTGTACCATTACTAAGAGTTCCACCAGTGAAAGTTGGTAAATATCCATCCACATCCCAGTCAAATCCCAAAGCCCGCTTAATAATACCCTCTCTCAATGTTTCTCTATCACCTTTTTGTAAATATTGCTGGAAAAGTGAAAGCCCAATAGCGTTAGCATCAGCATCAAAATTGAGAATAACAGCCCGATTCTCCATAGGCACGCCAGCCTTATTCAATAATTTTCTAGCACTTTGGACAACAGAAGTATTAGATGCAAAAGGAGTAGTACCAGCAGTACCAGCGTACTGGTAAATGCCTTTGTAATTCGCCATGACAGAACGAATAATATTACCGGACAAAACATCAATAGCACCGCTAAACTCATCTGACATCGTACCGGCAGAGAGCTTAGAAACCTCAAAATCTGTTAGTGAAAAATTTACCTTTTTCCAATTGCTCAAGGTAACAGAAGCATAACGAGGAGTAATGTCAGAAGGTGCAGGTGGAGTATTCGATGGTACTACATCAGTAACGTCAGAATCAGACCGTTGAGAAGGAATTGGAACAACAACAGTATCACCCCTAAAACTGTTATCCATTACCTCCTTCTCGTAAGTTGTCACGTAACGAAGTAATGCAGTTTGGCGACGTAGAGCCTTTAGCCCCATTGCATAAATCCGATCAACTAAGAGAGAGTTAATAGTATTTGCCATTGTTCAAAATCTTAAAAAGTGTGCAAGGCATCGCGCCGCCAGGTATCGCACCTTAGCAATCTAAGTATAAACTATTTTTATTTAGCGTCAAATAATAAAGTGGCACGTCTAAGGAGAAATGCCACCAATAAATATAATTTTCAAATATATTGCAGGAGTAGCGGAAAAGGTGCAACCGCTGCAAAAATATTATCGCTCAACAGACACCGAACCGTCAATAATTCCATCCAAATTGTCAAGAAACTGTTGATTATTGGAAGAATCAATTACAGATTTACGATTACCTGAAGAATTAGAACGACTACCACCAATACCAGAGCCAGAAGTTTTTGGGGCATCAAACAATTCAGGATATTGCGATCGCTGATTTTCTAGCCACTCCTTCACAGTCTTGCCATCAACAGTTTTAACCACCCCATCAACTACAGTAAATTCATGCTTGTGACCATTAAGCAATAAACCCTGATATTTAGAATTTAACTGAATTTCCCCCGCAGTTTTTAAAAACTCAGATTCAATTTTTGAAGATGTAATAATCTTCTCAAGTGCTAATTTCTCCCCCCTTAATTGGTCCAAGCTCTGACTATGTTCTTCCTCCTTAGTTTGTAGCTTAGTTTTATACTCCTGAATCTCCCCTGCTAAAATATCACCAGCTTCAGCTTTACCCTTTAATTCCTTCAATTGCTGTTCTAATTTTTTCCGTTCCTCGCGCTCTTTTCTCAGCGCCTCCAACCCAGTATCACCCAATGGTGTAGAAGGGGGTAAATTATCATCACTAGAGTTTAATGTATCTGTCATCTGCTTTTAATTCCTGTTCAAGGTTAAAGTCATTATCAAATAATTTTAACTTATCAAGAGCCTTTAAAGTAGTCTCACGACCAATCACGCCATCAGTAAATAAACCCCGCAGCGCAATTGCAACTTGTTCTTTTTTAGGAGCATCAGAAGCAGCTAATAATTTAGTATCAAGAACAATTTTAACCTCACAATCACAATTAATCATCTGATTATGAATAACAATCGCCTGATTAATGCCATCTGAAAAATTAGCAGTAAAACTCGCTAAACTAGCCTCTACTGGAGAAGCTAACAAATAAGTCGCCGAACTGGTTTGACGATCAGATGGTGAAGTTAAAAAATTCGCAGCATCATTGCTAATACTGGCTCTCAAATCATTCAAATCTTTTCGACTCTGTTCCAAGCTCATGGCTAATGGCTCAACCCATTGGAAACTTCCGTTAGGATCACGTAAATTAATAAAACTATTTGGGCCAATTTCCAAAGGTTCATCCCCCCTCATTGAATCTTTGAGAACCGGCACCGGCTGACAACATAGCGAAACCTTGCGATTGTGATCGGACGTTAGTTGATAAAGAACTCTATTCTTATCAGCTAAACCCCTAAGTGGTGGAACGCTAACGCAATCATCCAAACGAGAACCGCCAAATACAGGAACAATGGGAACATAAGCGTATTCAGAAATAAAATCACCAGAAGAATATAAAACAAACTTGTTATCAGTTTTGTTATCAGTCTTATTTTCAGCTTTATTATCAACCTCCCTATAAATAAAATAAGACCCAGGACGATAAACCCGATATTGATTAATTTTCTGATAACCAAACTCACCAACTCTTACATAAATTTCTTCCTTGATAACTGCCAGAGTAAAAACCAGCTTATTATCAATAAATTCACACTCCCAATTAATTAAATTTTGCGGGGAAATCAAAGACCAGTAAGGACGAGGTGATAATTCTGAGTATTCTTGATAATTTTTAGCATTAATAACAGGTAAATCAATAAATATAAAACAATGACCCAAACGCATCGCCATTAAAGCAACTTGTCTAAAAAATACATCTCCATTAACACCATGATTATCCAAATTCTCGTAATGAGAAATAAACTCACTATCAGAAGTAAAATTAACATCATTCTTAAATATCAAACCTACAAATTGTCTAATAGCCTTAGCAAATAAATCATCATAGCAACTTTGATTAATCCTACTCTGCCAATTCTCAAACGATTCCGCAGCATGGCGGGGAAGGTACAAAGCAGTTTTGTCAGTAGGTTTAAACCCTGTTTTTGCTAATTCAAGCCATCTGTCTGATCCATAATATAAATCATCCAAATAATCCCATAAGCTAATACTGTCAATATAATCAGGATGAAGGCTGCTAACAGAATTGTCATGATTGATACTTTCCATAATTGCTAAAAATCAAAAATTTTGTGTGTGTAACTTCGACATAAGAAAAACTATAAATGGGGGTATAGGGGCTTATCAATTGTGTTATAATGTGCGCTTTGTTCTCTTGTATCCTGTATTATTATATTCTATATTATTTATTTTATTATAATTTACATTATTATTTTGTGTTGCGCGAAATTCTAAAGCGTGAAATTCTAAAGAGCGATCACACAACAAGATAAAGTAATCACATCACAGCTTTTTCTTTTTGCTTGCAGACTTCTTTCCACGCGAGCGTTTATCACCAGGCATATCTTTAGAACTGCCACGATTCTCTGATTGTGGTTTCGGTTTTATTCCCTCCTTAGTATGACTCATATCCATTTTATCACCGTTGCCATACGTACCGTTATCACGATTAATTTTATTTAATTCAGTTCTTTTTTTTACTTGATCAGACTTTTTATTAAACTCCTTGTTGTAAGCATCCTTTTTAGCCTTAGCTTTAGGATTAGAATTATAATACTTAGCAGACTTACGCATAACTACCTCCTAAAATTTAGCGATCGCTCACTAATTAAAATCACATCACTGAATCAAGAACGAACAACGCGAGAACCAGTAGAAAACGTAGAAACACCCAAAGCTATAGAAAGTTTATTCTTCCAATAATTATACTGATTATTAATCTCAGATATAATTTGACCTTGAAAAAACACCGTACCATCTGGCTTAACCTGAATGCCAGCGTTAGAAGCAGTGCTAGAATTTAATTGTGTTTCTAGCGTATCTAACTGAGTAATAATTGCACCAACTCTAGTCTCACTATCAACAGATAAATTAGCGATCG